AGTGTACGATCCGTACGCTGACGCTACGCGCAGTGTTTTCGAAGACAAAGAACTAGACGTAGACGAAGTCAAAGACTTTGTTGACAACCATATTGTTGGAACACTCGCCTGCCGAAATCAAGTCATTAGCAAAGTAAACGTCTTCATGCTAAAGCAGTTCGGTGTTAAACTTAACTCAAATGCTGCTAAAGTAAACGCTTCTCAACCTATTAAATTCGACCTTACAAATAGTCAGCTTAAAAAGATAAAAGAAAAAACTCAAGTCGACGAAGAAATTTACCAGTACATAAAGATGAAAGAGAATAAAAATGCTAAGCAACTCTAGCAATGCCCCCTGGGATGTCGCACCAGGCCACTTTGGCAACTCACGAGACAACATTATTACTATTGACAATTTTATTGACTTAGACGATCTTAAGATTATTCAAGAGTTTTGCCCAACTATTGACGAGTGGAACAACGAAAAAGAATCTGTCTATGCTGAAGATGGCACATGTCTCTACGACGCAGACTACTGGAACGATCGCCAATGTAGTACTGATATTCTTGAAAGAATCAATCCGCAGGTGTGGCATATTATTGATAAGTACATTGACAAGATGCAGCGCGTGATCGAAGATCACTTTAACTGCAAGGTCAGTAAGCGTCCACCAGTGATTATGAAATGGCGTCCTGGAACTGAACAGCGCCCGCATGCAGACAAACAGCTTAACGATGGCCAGCCAAATGCGTTTCCAAGCTACGATCTCAACTCTCTATTTTACTACAATGATGATTTTGAAGGCGGAGATCTTTTCTATCCAGATCATGATGTTGTAATTAGACCGCAACCAGGTCTGGCTGTCTTACATCCGGGTGATATAAATTATTTGCATGGAGTAACTATGGTCACGAGTGGGTACAGATACACAACTCCTTCGTTTTACACAGTTACATCGTTTAATTAGAAAGAAATACATGAACACTCCAGCAAGCCCAAGCCACATTAGAGTATTTAATGACTTCATAGAACCACAAGATCTTGCAGTGCTTGACGATCTCTGCAGAAACAAGTCAGACGACAAATGGTGGAACGAAAAGAGTGTGCCAACGGAAGACTATATCAACGCCGCGCTTGGCACATATAAAGAACAATGCGCGACTGTTCGCCGCGAGTGGGGTAACCCTAACTTTCACCCTCTACTCAAAAAATACATGATCAAGTTGAAACAAATGATTAGCTACGAAGCGGGGCACCAGCTCGTTCCTATCTTTGACTTTTGTAGAATGGAAACTGCTGTAGGCGGTTTTTGCCCCGGACACACTGATTCAGAAGGAATAGGCCCAACTGGGACAGCGTTCTTGCCAGAATACTCACCGCTGCATGTCTATGAGCCTAATTTAATTGACATGTCAGCAAACATTTACGTCAATAACGATTTTGTAGGTGGCCAGTTGTACTTTGAACAGTACGGAATCACAATCGAACATGTGCCGGGCCAGCTTGTGTGGTTCCCCGGCTCGCATGAGTACATGCACGGGGTGCATGCTATAGAAAGTGGCAGTCCACGTTGGAATATCATCACTCACTTAGCAAGACCAAAGCTGATTGAACTACATAGCAACGCATACAATATGTACTCCGCGCTGACAGATGAGCAAAAAGAAAAATTTCCAGCAGAGTGGAATGTCGACACACATATGCCTCGCGGCGCGCGAGGCAACTACGACTACGATTATGTTCATGAGTAATGCCGCAGATAGGTAACGTCCATAGAGTTCCAAATTTCTTAAATGCTGCTGATGTCAAGGCCGTGCTTGAGTACAGTGCAAAAGACAACGTATTGCAGCAGAGCACATCAAGAGCAATAGTACAAGCTGACTACAATACAGAAATTGCTGATTGGACAAAAGCGTATACTAAGAAAGTAGCTAAAGAAGTCACTGATGTCTTCGGGCTAGACGTTGTAGATACCTGTGGCACGGCACTGCGCAATTGGTATCCTGGAGAAAAGCAAGATCCGCATTCCGACTGTGAGTCAATCTTTTTTGACGATCCAGAAACTGGAAATACTGTAATGACACCGCTAAACAATTTTTCATCGATCTTTATAGAATACGCGGCGCTGACTTACCTCAATGACGACTATGAAGGCGGTGAGATCTATTTTCCAGATTTAGATCTAGAAATAAAGCCAAGCCCGGGAGAACTCATATTTTTTCCTGGAACACAGCATTATGTACACGGAGTTAAAGAAGTTACTTTTGGCAATAGATACGCGTTGATGACGTTTTTTACTACTCCAAAGCTAAAGTACATCTGGAAGACATTTGTGCAAGACCGTTCAGACATGGTAATCATCGATCGCGACGAGCAGCAATCTATGAATTCGTCTGGAGTATTTACACGCCAGAACATGCCAAAATCTATGCTTGCGTATTTTCAGTAAATAAAATGATGAACATAACAAGGCACAACGTAAATATTTACGAAGTAGATGGGCTTGTGACATTAGATGAGCTGTCTTCAATAATGCAGCTTGCGTCAATGATAAACCTTTGGAACTATGACCCAGTGACACGATTTGACGACAAAGGAAGTGTGCTCTATGACGCTGATGCATGGATAGAGACAACTTGTGGTGCGGACATTCTGTTCGACATCAGCCCAATCTCGTATTTAGCTCTTGAAGCCTGTGCAAGGCGCGTAATGCATGAGGCAGAAAAACTATTTGAATGTAGTCTTATTTTTAGAGAGCCGTCTTTAGTGCGGCTCGACGAGCGCTCAAAAGTTAAGCAAGTGCATGCTGATAAAGAAAACATAGACGGCACTCCAAAACTTGGAATGGAGGACTACGACATTTCGGCCGTTATGTACCATAATGAAGACTTTAGAGGAGGCGATTTAGTGTTTCCTCAGCATAATGTGCGCATTTCTCCTACTGCAGGAAAAGTAGCCATATTTCCAGGCGGTGCGACGCATCTTCACTACGTTGATACAATTGAAAAAGGAGCACGCTGGTCGTCTCCGTTATTCTTTAGCATTGTCGGGTGACACGTATGGTGTATGAAATTCAGCGCAATAGACGTACAAAAAACGAAACGCCAATCGGACGTGGAGATTTAGAAGCACAGAATCTAGTGCCAGGATCTGCGAATAACATTATTATCATAGAAGATTTTATTTCTCAAGAGAAAATAAAAGATTGGATGGATCTACTTAGCACTGTTTCGTGGAGTAGAGGAAAATTTTCTAATGACGCTGTCACAAATTACGGAGAAGTAGACAAAAAATTTATGCGCTGCGCAAAAGATCAAGTGACGCGTGCTGTAGATTTAGCAAGTCGCACGTACGGTACTAGACTATGCGTGTACGGTTCTACCTCAGAGTCTGTAAATCTAGGAAGTGTCAATCGATGGGACTCTGGCGACTCGCTAAAACTGCACGCCGACTCTGAAAACGAATCGTGCACAGCGACATTGCGCACCTACGCTGGCCACAGTCTTCCTCCGTTTCTTATTATGTACTCGGCGCTTATATATCTTAATGATGACTATGACGGCGGAGAGATATGCTTTCCACTGCATGACATAGAAATAAAGCCAAAACCAGGCACGCTGATCATGTTCCCCGGCAATTGTATGTATCTACACGAAGTAAAAGAAGTACTTAGTGGCCATCGCTACACGCACAATTTCTTTTTATCTAGCATCAATCTGTCAGAAGTGTACTTAGATATGTTTAGAATGATAAAGAACCAAGATACGAAAGACAGTCATGGACAAGAAAAAGCAACTGACTACTATTGAAAATATGAAACGTGGTGGTTCTGATAGAAACATCATTGTTGTAAAAGACTTTCTTACGCCCAGTGAAGTAAATAGGATTCGCACGGTACTTAGAGAAGACGACTGGCATCCTGGTGCCCCCTCGTCATATGCGAATCCTGACAACATTGCAGACTTTATTGAGCTAGAGAGCATAATTACTGAGATAGAAAGCCTAGCTAGCTACGAATTCGGAGCGAATATCCAGCGCTACGACGACACTGGCAGGTTTAATCGCTGGGAGATCGGCGATCTACTTGAAAGGCACGCTGACTCTACAGCAACACCGCGAGATGGCTCTGTAGACGTCAGCCAATTTTTAGGAAGCGGTATCGCCGCGCCTCCTCCTGTGATTCTTTACTCGTCTGTTGTCTATTTGAACGACGACTACGAGGGCGGTGAATTGTGGTTTCCAAAGCAAAACTACAAGACGAAACCTACGCCAGGGACACTTGTACTTTTTCCAGCAACAAGTCTATACCCACACGAAGTCGCAGAAATTACTAGTGGCAATAGATACACGTATTCTTTATTCTTGTCGGACGCAACAATAATTGACGTATTTCTGCAAGTATTTAAGCTTGCTGAAGCCGCAAACGGAGAAAACAAATAATGCAACACGAATATATCGGTGATCCTAAATTTGGTCTTATTGTCTATAGAAATGCACTACCAAAAGAATTACGTCTAATCGAGCGTCTTGAAGAGACCATTGGAACCAGCACAATGGCACCGTTCATGTGGATGGATGCTCTTGTTGGTGATGCGCAGAAAATGCCGGAGTACCGCGACTGTGTCGACTGCAAAATGGGTCCTACCCACATTCAGCACCTTCCTCCACAGTTTTCTGAAATGAAGAATATCTATAACGACACGGTGGCACGCTTAACAGAGTGCCTCCGCGACTATGAGTCTCGATACAACA